CAACAGGACGATGCAAGGACGAAGGTAGGACCATGAGGACCATGGCAAAAAATCGCGTTTTTTCCTTGGGTGGAGGGGGGCGGCGATGAATGTGCTGGAGCTGCTGCGGGCTGACGGCATCGTGCCCAAGAAGGCCGCCGACACCAAGGGCGGGGAGTACCATAGCCCCTGCCCGGCGTGCGGGGGGCGGGATCGCTTCCACTGCTGGCCCGCGCAAAACGACGGCGAGGGCAGCTGGTGGTGCCGCATGTGTGACGCCGGGGGCGACGCCATCCAGTACCTGATTGAATTCCGGGGGCTGGACTTCAAGGCGGCAGCGCAGGCCGTGGGCCGGGACATCATCCCGGCCGCGCGGCGCACGCCCCCGGTGCGGCGGTCAAGCGCGCCGCGTCTGCCCAGCGCGCCGGCGCGGGAGCCAAGCGAGGCGTGGCGCGTGAAGGCCACCAAGCTGGTGGACAGCGCCCACGAGACCCTGCTGCGCACGCCCGAAGCGCTGGCGTATTTGGCAGGGCGAGGCATCACCGAGGACGCCGCGCAGCGCTACCGCCTCGGCTGGTTGCCCAGCGACGTGTACAAGCAACGCCCCGCGTGGGGGCTGCCCCCAAAGGAAAGCGCCAGCAAGCCCGGCACCATGACCAACACGCTGTGGATTCCCGCCGGCCTTGTCATCCCGGTGTACCGAGGCGGCCAGCTCCACCGCGTGCGTGTGCGCCGGCCAAAGCCCGGCCCGTTTGGGCCACGGAAATACTACTGGGTGCCCGGCAGCGGCAACGGCACCTACGTCCTCAACCCCACGGCACGCGCCTTCGTGGTGGTGGAGGCGGAGCTGGACGCCATGCTCTGCGACGCTGCCACCGGTTCGGACGTGGGCGCCCTTGGCATCGGCACACTCTCGGCCAAGCCGGACCGCGCGGTGCATGAGCTGCTGACCAACGCCCTGTGCATCCTGAACGCGCTGGACTTTGACGCGGTGGACGGAGACGGGGGTGAGGCCAAAGCGCAGGCGCAGGCCAAACTGCGCGAATGGTGGCAACGCGCCTATGAGCGCGCCCAGCGTTGGCCCGTTCCGGAAGGCAAAGACCCCGGCGACGCCTTTGCCCTTGGCGTGGACATCGGCGCGTGGATCCGCGCGGGCCTCCCGCCGGTGATGCTGCTGCCGCCCAAGACGCAGCGCCCTGCCCCAGCTCCGGAGCAGACGCCGCAGCCCACGCACGCGCCTGCCCTGCCCGCCAACCTGCCCGCGCTACAGCGCCTGCTGCGCGAAACGGGCATCGCGCTGACCTTTAGCGGCTCGCGCCCCTTTGCGGTGCCCAAGGGGCTGCAGGGGCATCACGGCATCATGAGCCGGCTCAAGGAGCTGTGCTTTCATGACGACGAGCTGGGCCAGTATCTGGACAACCACCCCGCCGGAGTCATCACGGCGGAGAACCTGACGGTGAGGTGACGATGACCACGCAGCGCACATTCAGGACGCTCAAGGACGTGGGGGCGTTTTTGGAGGGACAGGGCTTTGTGGCGAAGCGCTCCACCCTATCGCGCCACAAGAAAAGCGGGCGCATCCGGCCGGAGAAAAGCGGGCACTACAGCGAAAAGCGCGTGCTGCAATACGCGCGGGACTTCTTAAGGCGCGCTGAAACCGGCCTGCGCGAGGCCGACGAAAACAGCGAGATTGCCCGCGAAAAGCAGCGCGAGGAAGTGCGCAAGCTCCGCGCCCAGGCAAACGCCGCCGAGTTTGATCTGGACGTAAAGCGCGGCAAGTACATCCCACGCACGGAGGTGGAGCTGGCCTTTGCCGCGCGGGCGGGCGTGCTGGAAGCGCGGCTGAAGCAGCTGTTCATGGCCCGCGTGTCGGACTGGGTTTTCATGGTGGGCGGGGACGCGGCACGCGCGCAGGACCTGTTGACCACGCTCCAGGAGGAGTTGGACGCGGCCATGGACGAATACGCCCGGACGCAGGAATTCGAGGTGGAATTTGATGAAGCAGACTAGCGCAAAAACGCCAACACGCATTGTTGTTTCCGGCAAGTGGAAGCCCGAGGGCGCGCCGCGCGTGCACCGCTTTTGCCCCGCATCTGCCGAGCGCAAGGCCCTGCGCCGGCGCCGCGCCGTGCCCGTCTCGGCCTGGGCGGAGCGGCACCGCGTGCTGACCATGTCCAGCATGCCCGGCAAGTGGCGCAACGACGTGACGCCCTACCTTGCCGGCATCATGGATGCCTCGTTTTCTCCCTGCGTGCAGGAGGTGGACGTGTGCGCCGCCCCGCAGGTGGGCAAGAGCGAGCTGGTGAACAACTGCATCGGCTACGCCATTGACCGCCAGCCCGGCCCGGCCATGTTCGTATACCCGGACCAGATTACGGCCAAGGAGAACTGCATGGACCGCGTGCTGCCCATGATCTCCGCCAGCAGGCGCCTGTCCACGTACCGCACGGGCGTGGCGGACGATGAGGCCTCGCTGCGCATCAACCTGCAGCATATGCCGCTGTATTTCAGCTGGGCGCGCTCTGCTAGCCGGCTGTCCAACAAGCCCGTGCGCTACGTGGTCTGCGACGAGGTGGACAAGTACCCGGACACGGCTGGCAAGCGCGAGGCAGACCCCATCAGCCTCGCCAAGAAGCGCACCACCACCTACAAGTGGAACCGCAAAATCTGGACGCTCTCCACGCCCACCACGGAAAGCGGCCCCATCTGGCGCGCGCTGAATGCGGCGCAGGTGGTGTTCCACTTCCACGTGCGCTGCCCCAAGTGCGGGGCGTGGCAGCTGATGAACTTTGACCAAATTCGCTTTGACAAGGACTGCCGCGACCCGGAGCGCATGGTGGCCGAGCACCTCGCCGCCTACGAGTGCGAACTGTGCGGCGGGCACTGGGACGACGCCATGCGGGACCGCGCCGTGCGCCTTGGCGAATGGCGCGACAGGGTGACGGGCGCGGAGCTGCAGGCCTACCTGCGCGCGCACCGGCCCCGGCACATTGGCTTTCACCTGCCGAGCTGGCTGTCGCCCTTCGTGTCCCTGTCCGAATGCGCGGCGGCATTCCTGCGCGGCCTCAAGGACAAGGTGGCCATGCGCGACTTTATGAACGCGCACAAGGCCGAGCCGTGGGTGGAGTACACGCAGGAGCGCAGCGAAGACCGCATCCTTCTGCTTCGTGACGACCGCCCGCGCTATCTGGTCCCTAGCGGCGGACAGGTGGCGTGCCTGACGGCAGGCATAGACACGCAGTCCGGACGCGGCGGCTATTTCGTCTACGAGATACGCGCGTGGGGCTGGGGCATGGCGCACGAGTCCTGGCAAATCTGCGAGGGCGAAGTGGGCAGCTTTGAAGCACTGGCCGAAGTGCTGTGGGGGCGGCAGTACCTGGACGCCGCCGGGCAGCGCTACCTTGTCCGCCTCGCGCTCATTGACGCCATGGGGCACTACACCGCCGAGGTCTACGACTTCTGCCGCGCGAACCGAGGGCGCATCCTGCCGCTCAAGGGCGAACGCACCATGAACAGGCCCCACGCGTTCACGCAGGTGGACACCTACCCCGGCACAAACAAACCCATCACCGGCGGCCTCAAGCTGTTGCGCGTGAATACAACGCACTTCAAGAACGCGCTCAGCTCCAAGCTGGAAGTGCACCCCGCCGACCCCGGCGCGTGGCACCTGCACAGTGAAGCCACGGAAGACTGGGCGCGTCAGCTCTGCGCCGAGTACGTTGATGACAAGGGCCACTGGGTGTGCCCCGACCACAAGGCCAACCACGGCTGGGACGTGTCCGCCTACAACCTCGCGGCGGCTGATCTGTTGGGTGTGAAGGCTTGGACGCCGAGGGCGGCAAAGCCCAAGGCACCCCGCCCCGCGCCGCACAAAACCGCAACGCCGAACCCGTACACGGGCGGCCTGAACCATTTCAGGAGGTAGTCGGCATGAAAAAAGCCATCGTCATCGCCATGAGCAAGGCGCGAAGTGGGGTGGACTACTCACGCAAGGGCGGGGCAGCCTGCCCCCTGTGTGGCAAGCGTGTCCGCGTCTACTCCTCGCCCGCGTGGTCCGGCGGCATCAAGGTTCGCTATCACCATTGCGAAAATCCGTCCTGCCTGCTTAGCCAAATACGCA